TTAGCTCAAGTTGCGGCCCAGGTATTCCTGCACGATCTCTACGATGGTTTGCTCGTCGCTTGCGTTGATGCCCAGATAGGGGCGCGCGGGGATGTGGCCCCAGGGCGATTGGGCGCGGCGGCCGCGCTTGTCCCGCCCTTGCCAGAGGCTGCCCTGGGCGGTGCCGAATTGGTGTACGGCGGCGTATTCCTGGGCGCTGCCGATTTCGATGGTTTGGCCGCGCACCTGGTGGATGATGCCTGTGGCCAGGGCCAAGGTTTCGCCTTGCAGGGGCTTGTGCTTGGTGCGGGGGCTTTTGCGCTGGGCCAGCTCGCCCTTGGGCGCCCAGGGCGTGCCATCGGGGGCCTTGGCAGCAGGGAAGCGCCGCATGGTGGATTCGGCCATTTCGCGGCCGATCTTGTGCAGCATGGGCTGGGGGTTGTCCAGCGCGGCGATGAGCTTGCCCAGCGCGGTTTGCACGGCCTGGCCTTGGTACTTGATGGTGAGCATGGATGTTTCCTACAATGATGGCGTGTGCCCGGTAATGCTTGTCGTTGTGGACGTTAGGACTCCGGGGGCTGATGCAGCAGCATGGGGTCGCAAGAAACCCGGGCACCGAAGCGGCGAATCATTCGCCGCTTTTTTCTTGCCCGCTCCATGCACCATGCTTTTTGCGCATGGAGTTGAACGCCAGAGCGCGGCGACCTGGCTGTACTTCCATGGCCACCAAATAACCCACGCCGTCAATGAGCTTGGTGAACAGCAGCACGTCTCGGCCCGAGGCGTTTTTGCCATCGGCAATGATGGCATCGGGCTGGTTGACGATTGGCTCAATGAGGCCGAAGTCGCTGGCCGTGATGCCGATTTGACCGCGCTTGGCCTCTGATTTCGGGTTGCCGTGGTTTTTGATGGCGTGCTGCACGCCCGAGTTGTCCAGGCTGATGGTGTAGCCGCTCAAGTCCAGGCCGGGCCTGTCCGGGGTGGCGCTGGCCTTGGCAATGACATCGGTTGCCTTGAGGGGGCCAACGTGCATGACCAGTTTGCGGTTTTGGGTCTCCTGCGCCGTCTGGGCAAACTGCTGCAACGCGGCAGCGCTGGCCGTAGTTTGGGCCTCGCGCGCGGCCTGGTAGGCGGCGATGGCTTCGCGCAGGGCCTGGCCTTCGGGCAGGGGCAGCTTTTGCGCTTTTTGCTCCACCATGAACCGGATGGCTTCGCCGATGTACTGCGGCGGCGCGCCTGCGCCGATCTGCGCGTCTTTTTGCCAGCCCTGCGGGGGCTGGGTTGGCGCGCCTTGCGCCGGGGCGGCGACGGGGCGCACGCGGCAGGTGCAGCCCCAATCGGGCGGGATGCGCGGGGGGTAGTGGCTGCGCCAGAACGGGTCGCTGTGGTGCAGCGTCATACCGTGCCAGGCCAGGTGCTGGGGGCGCGGATCATTGGCCAGGCCGCTGTGCACCCATTCCCAATACGGGTATTGGGCGGCAAATTCAGGCTCGGTCATTTGCGCCCAGCGCCCGGCGGCGTAGCTTTTGCGCAGGTTGGTGGTGTAGATGACGCGGGTGCGCCAGGCGCGGCCGCCTTCGCTGTCTTCGCCCGTCCAGCCGTGCCAGCCGTGTTTGTGCACAGCGGCCCAGAAGTCCTTGCGGAAGGCTTCGATGGACACGCCCGATTCGATGACGCGCTGCACGGCGGCGCGCAGGTCGGCCAGCAGGTCGGCCTTCATCGCACCTGCGACGGCAAAGGCGCGGTAGTGTTCTTCGCTGCGCAAGTCGTCCCAGCGCCGGGTGCCTTCAAGGCGCTGGCGCTGGGCCAAGGCGGCGATGGCCTCTTCAAAAGCCAGGCGGGCGTTGTCGATGCGGGCATCGACGGTGCGGGCGCTGCGGTTGTCGTCGCTCATGGCCGGGCCTCTTGCTGCACGTCGTGCATGCCGGCCAGGCGCGCGGCGGTCATGGCCAGGTGCATGACTTCGACCAGGGCGTCTTCGGGCAGCTCATCGAATGCGCTGGCGATGCGCTGTTGCAGTTGCTGCCAATCGCTGGCAGCGCTCAGGTGCTGCTCGATGCGGCGCATCCAGTCGGCGACGATGGCCTGGCCGGCCGGGGCCAGTTGCGCGGCCAGGCGGGCGGCATGGGCTTCTGTATCGCCGGGCTGCACGCCCGATGTTTCGGCGGGTGGCTCGGCAAACAGGGCGGCAGGAGCCGTTTTATAAAACGCCAGGGCAGGTTTTTGAGCGGCGGCGGGTACATCGGCCCCGGCGGCGGGCAAAAAGCGCCTGTACGGCCCCAAATCCTGCGCGCCGGTTTGCAGCGGCTGCAATGGCGTTTCAGGCTGCTCGGGCAGGTCGCCGTCTTCCAGCTCGTAAACGCGCTTGAAGTATTCGGGCGAGAGGCCGCCCATGCGGATGGCGCGGCTGAGGATTTCGTCCCTTTCTGCCTGCGCCTTGCTGACCTCCTCGTCCTGCCACATCACAAAGCGCGGCGCGGGCGCGCCCTCGCCCTCGTGCAGATCGACAATCCAGCGCAGGAGCTGGCTGTTGATCACGCCCTCGACCAGGCGCTTGTCGCCGTCACGGATGTCGGTGGCCACATCCAGCCCGGCGGTGGCGCTGGCGCGGGTGCTGTCGGCCTCGGTGGACTGGTTTTGCCCCAGCAAGGCAATAGCGACTTCACTGCGGCAGAACTTGAGCAGCAGCTCGTAGGCGCTGGCGTTGCCGCTGCTGCCTGCGGCCTGGATCATCTCTACGCTGGCGTCGTCGGGGATGACGGCCACGGCGTCTTCGATCATCGCCTCAAGTTGCTCCAGCAGGCGGTCGCTTTCGGGCTGCGGGCTGTTGCGCGGCTGCTTGCCCACGGCCCAGGGGCTGCCGTATTTCTCGGCAAACTTCACCCAGTAGCGCAGCCCGCCGCGCTTGAAGGTCACGGGCCAGAAGCACATGGAGAGGTCGGCAAAGCCGTAGGGGTTGGCGTAGCTGGCTTCCTGTCTGGCCAGGAGGAACTTGCGCTCGGGCAGCAGCTCGCCATGCAGCGGGTGCTCGCGGCTGCGAAAACGCAAGCGCGCGTCCGCGTCAAACAAAAACCACTCGGGCGGCTTGCCCACGATGTGCTGCACCGTCGGGGCCTGGCCGGGGCGTTGCTGCCAGAGGATTTCCAGCGGCTGCCAGCCGTAGAGCGTGGCGTCGAGCATTTGGTCGATCAGCGCGTCCAGGTCGAGCTGCTCCAGCACGGCCTGCGCTACCTTGTGCATGCGGGCGCTGGCGCGATCGCGCTCCACGCGCCACTCCAGCGCACGCACGGCCGCTTTGCGGCGGCGGATGCAGCCGCCCGTGTGGGCATCGCTGCGCAGCTCGCGGTACACGGCAATGTCCTTGCCCTGGCGCTTGAGGATGGGGTCGGGGTTGGGCAGCCACATGCCCAGGCCCACAAAATCCGGGCCGCGCTGGCGCGTGGCGATGTGGGCCGAGAGCGGGCGGGCCGTGCTCATGGATGCCCCCAAACGGCGGGGCGCCTCGGAAAAGCGCACGAAATCGCCGCCGGGCAGGTACAGGCCGGGCGCGCTCATGCGTGGCCCTCCATGGCCTGCTCGGCGCCTACCAGCGCCAGGGCCAGGCGGCCGTGGTCATTGGTGCGCGCCAGCAGCTCGCGCAGGGCCTGGGCGGCCTGCTGCACGCCGCGCTGGTCGGCCTCGGGCAGGCTGGCAATCACGCCCCGGATGTAGGTGAGGGTTTCGTGGTCGGTCATCAATCGTCCTTTACCAATAGCCTTGCAACAGGTTGGCCGCATCGCGCTTGCGGCGGCTGGTGATGTGCACGGGCCCCCAATCCATGCGCGCGGCGGCATGCGCATACACACAGGCCATGGTGCTGTCGCCGTGCCCGCCGTCGGCCGTCTTGCCATCGGGCATGCGCGGCACGCCGCGCACCAGGCGGATGGCGCGGTGGCCCTGCAGCAGCGGGTCGTGCCGGGGCAGCCAGATCGTGCCGTCCTCCAGCGCCGCCTTGTAGGGCGGCATGTGATCGCGGTACCAGCCCTCGGTGGGCATCAGCCGATCGACCACCGAGCCGTATTTGTCGTGCGCGGCCTCGCCCACGTAGCTGCCATTGCCCCGACTGTCGATCACCATGCCGCTCAGACGCGGCAGCGCATCGGCAATGGCAAACAGCACCTGCAGCTGCTGGTTGTAGGGCACGTTTTTAAGCTCCACCAGAAACGGGATGCGCTGGTGCAGGTTGGGCGACACCTCGTTGGGTGCAATGGCGCTCAAATCGCCCGTGCGCGCAAAGTCCATCCCCAGCGCATGGCGCAGCGCTGGGTCAAACGCCAGCAGCGGGCGCAATTCGGCGTCGATCCAGTCCTGCATCTCGGCGGCGCGCCGCTGCGCGCTGGCCTGGTTGAATGCCTCACTGCCGGTAAAGCGCAGCACCGGCGCGGGCCGCATGCGGCTCTCGACCAGCGCGCGCGTCAGCCAGGCGCCACCGCCCTGGGCCGGGATGCAAAACAGCTCCTCATCCTCGTTGGGGCGGTAGCGCTCAATCGTGGCCTTGCGCCAGGCGGCCTCGGCTTCGGGCGACCAGGCACGGCCCGTGACGGCGCAAATCTTGCGGTACAGCCCATCGTGCAGGGCATCGTCGAGCGTGATGCGGTGCAGGCCGTAGTCGTAGCGGCCGGCGCGCACGTCGTTGATCAACTCGTTGAACGGGTTGTCCGTGCCATTGTGGGTGCTGATGATGCGGATTTGCCCGCCCCACATCGTCATGGCCATGGCCGCCTTGAGCAGCTCCTTGAGATCATCCACAAAGGCCGCCTCGTCGATCACCAGACGCTCGCCAGGCCGCCCTTTGGAGCGCAGGTTGCGCGGCGCGCTGGTGAAGGCCTGGATCATGTGGCCGCTGTCAAAGCGGATGGTGTAGGTGAGGATTTGCTTGTCCTCCTCCTCCAACACCGATTCTTCGATTTGGCCGGCGGCCGTGTTGAACGCGCGCGCCCACGTGGCGCAGTCCTGGACGAAGCCCTGCGTCATCTCCTTGTTGTAGGAGATGTAATAGACATTGGCGCCGCCCTCGCTGGCGGCGTACAGCACATCGTCGGCCGCCTCGGCATAGCTCAGGCCGATGCGGCGCGACTTCTCGCAAATCTTCACCGGCGCCTGGTCATTGATCCAATCGACCTGGTACTGCATCAGGATGCGCGAAGCCCGCGCCGTGCCTGCCGCCTGCATTACAGCGCCCCCGCAATCGCATCGCGCAAGGCCTGCACGCCCTGGGCTGACAGGCCCTGGCGCTTGGCCTCGGTGGCGGCCGTCTCGGCCGCTTCGGCCAACGCCTTCTTGCGCGCCGCTGCCTCCACTTTGGTCTGAAACTGCTTGAGCGTCACGCTGGAGCGGGTGAGCGTGGCAATGTGCTTGGCCGCCTCGCTGAGCAGGCCGATGCGCTCGGCAGGCTCCAACTGCCGGCCATCGGGCCCCGGCTCGTCCGCAGACTGCAATGCCAAAATGGCTTCGAATAACTCGGTTTGCACCAGGCTGGTCAGCGCTTCGCTTCGGGCATCCTCCCTGTCTTCAGCGTGCTTGCGGATCAGCATGGCCGCCTCGGTGCTGGCCTTGATCGCCGCCAGGCGGCGGTCAAGCTTGCTGCCATAGCGGTGCAATGCCGTGCGGCTGGGCAGCTCGCCCGCGCGGGCCTCAGCCGGCCAGCGCTCTTGCAGATCCGCAATCATCTCATCGAGCGTCTGCGCGCCAGTGGCCAGCATTGCCTCTATGTAGGCTTTGATCTCGGCGGGCAGGCGGCTGATGCTGCTCTTGCGTCCCATGGCCGCCTCACCAGTACTTGGCGGGCCGGGCAATGCCTGGCTCGCAATCGACCGTGTACTCGGCCACGTCCACGCCGTGGCGCGTGAGCTTGGCCTGCCAAATGCCATCGGGGCGGCGCTCCAGCGCCACCAGATCGCGGTCGCTCAAGTACTCCAGCTCACGGCGCAAATCCAGCAGCGTGGCATCCGGGTATTGGGTTTGGGCCACGGTCAGCACCAGGGCATCGGTCGCGCCAATCGGGCGGGCATTGTTAAGGGTCAGCACAATCAGCCAGCGCAAACCTTCGCGGCGCGCGCGGGCCAGATCAAGCGGGGTGGCGGTGGTCATGGCTTTTGGCCTCCTATCAACATTTGGACATTGGTCAATTGCCCGGCAATGGCATCAAGCCGGGCCTGCGTCACGCTCTCGCTGCGGATGTGGTCGGTGCGCTGCAAATACGTCATGGGCAGCTCCGCCTTGAAGACCAGAAACTCCCGCTCCAGCTTCTGCACCCGCACGGACTCCTCTTTTTGCGAGATTTCGATGCCGTCCAGGCGCTTGTGCAGGCTGGCTTGCATGCCCTGGCCCGCGCGCTCCAGCGCGGCAAACTTGGCGTCCTGGTGCTTTTGGTGCTGGGCCAACAGCAGCTTGCCAATGCCCGCAGCGGCGCCAAAAAACGCGATGAGCAAGCCCACCAGCCAGGTGAATTCAATCTGCAAAGTCATCGTTGTTGCTCTCTCTCCATAGCGGCCTGGCAGCCCACACAGCGCCGCACGCCCGGCAGCGCCTGGCGGCGCGCGGCGGGGATGGGCTCGCCGCAGTCCTCGCAGTCCAGCACCTGCACCGCACTGCGCTGGCGCGCCGCGCGCACGGCCTGGTGGGCGAGCTGGTCGTGCAGCCATTCCTGCCCGCGCTCCTGCGCGCGATCCATCACATCGCCCATCACTGCACCTGCTCTAGCCAGTCGATCAATTGCCGATGCCGCCAGGCGCACAGGCCGTAGGCGTCATAGGTGTGCTTGAGCGCCAGAATCACCGCATCCACCTCAGCGCCCCCCTGTATCCCTGGGGGCGGCTCGCAGCCGCTCATCAGCGCCGCTGGGGGCATGGCCGGCGGCAGCCGCAGCGGCTCGGCGGCGGGCGCCCTCCAGCTGCTGCACGATGCCAGCATCCATGCGGCAGCCAGCACGATCAGCGGCCGTTGCCGCCAGTGCCTGGTGCAATTCATCGGTAGTCCTCCGGTTGGTTTGCGCAATTGCTTCGGCCGCGCTGCGCACACGGGCGCTGGCCGCCTGGCTGGCCTCGATCAGCGCGGCATGCTCGCGCGCGGCGGCGCGGTATTCATCCAATTGGCTGGCCTGGGCGGCCACAGTGGCGCGGTCGGCAGCAGCCCGCGCGGCAGACTGGCCGCTGGCATAGCCCAGCGCGTACACGGCGCACAGGCCGGCCAGCACCAGCAGCGGGCCGATCAGCGGCCCAATCAAAGGGCGCAGCAACAAGGCGCTCATCGCTCACACCCCCGCGCTGAAATGCCCATCGCGCCCCCATTCGGCGCAGATTTCCGCCGTGCTGTTGCGGCGCTTGACCAGACCCGCCCAGCGCACCTTCTGCCCCGTGCGCGCATCGCGCCCCCAGACCCAGCGCAGCATCTGCGCGCACGCCGCATCCAGGCGCCCCGCATTGGCCTCGCGCAAATGGGTGGAGGCCCCCACCTGAGCCGCGCCCAGGTTGTAGAGCATGTCCAGCATGCTCGCGCGAACCCACATGTTGTAGCTGCCCCAATGGCGGTACAGCCGCCTGGCATCGCGCTCGGCCTGCGCGTAATGGGCCAGCTCCAGCCGCTTGCACTCAGCCTCCGAATAGCGCTTGCCCGTGCGCGCCGCCTGATCCACCGCAGAGCCGGTAATGCCCCGGCACACCGTCCACACCCCGCCGCCATCGCGATACGGCGTAAAGCGCAAGCCCTCGTAATGCGCGCCAATCTCCATCGCCAGCAGCACCTCCGGCGACGGCGCAGGCACATGGCCCACACTCGAAACCCCCAAGCCCGCGCCCAGCCCCACACTGGCCGCCGTAGCGGTCGAAAGCAGGCGGCGCGTCAGCGACGAAGGGACAGACGAATCGGACATGGCGGCACTCCAGGAAAAGCAACAAAAAAGGCTCCCCGCGTGGGGGAGCCTTGACTGTGCCGGGCAGAGTGCCTGGGGAATAAATAAAGCGTTTTAGTGTTTGGCTGTACGCCTTAGTCAGGTGTCAAAACACGCTCGCCCAAGTAGTACAAGCCCCAGAAAGTGATGCATGTCATTTGAGCGATCAAAAACAAGAACCACACTGAGCCTGGCCACCATAGCCATGCAGAGACAGGCGCCGGTATGGCAGGCGAAACGACAAGCGCCGCAATGGCGCAAAGGTTGAAAATGAAGCTCGATGCCGTCAGGAATGCAAACATCGACGTCAGAAAGCGCCTGCGTGTGAGCTCGACCTTCTCATAGCCGCCCTGGTACTTCACCCGCATCGTTGGGGCTGGGGACGGCATGATTCGATCAAGATGAGGGCTATTGAAAGAAGACACCGCCGCCAAGGCAGCAATGTAAAAACCCGTGAGAGTTTGTGTGAACGATAGCAAGCGATCAACCACCCCTTGCGCACCGAAAAAGTCGATGTTGAGCCCGCTGTACCCCAGCAGCAATGCCACGGCCGCCACTGCTGCACCTGGCGCAATCCAATTCACAGCAACAGGCAAGCCCGATGCATGACGGATGGTGAGGTAGGCAAACGGCCTGAGAAGATCGCCGATCATGGGCACATTCCATCTAGGAAGGCACGACTTTTAAGAGTTCGCGCAAAGGTTGGACGATAGCCCGATGAAAATCGCTTTGGTATTCCTCTACCTCACCGTCCAATTCAATCTTGGCCTTTTTGGTAAAGGACCGCTCTAGATCGTTGATCGCCAAGGTAGCTGTGGCATCCCTGCCATCGTCAGATTCGTAATGCACACGCAAGGTCTGAAATTCATCCCCGTCAGCAAGCGCCTTTTTCCCTGCAAGAGACTTGACGAAATTCTTGAGACTAGCCGCTGTCACCAATTGTGGCGTATGGGCTTTAACCGTCACCGTTTTTTTGACGGCCTGAAAATTGCCGCTCCCATCATCCATCTTGATCGGCCCCTCGGCAATCAACTCCATGTCTTGGAACTTGCCGTGCGTAAGCGCTTCGCTGAGCGTCTGGCCAAGATAGCATTCATGCTCGAAGCGATACCGTACCTTGTACTGCTCAGAAGTGCCATCCTCCTTCTTGGCCGCTGAAGGATGATCAAACCAAAAACATTTTTTGAACCTGCTATCACCAGCAGCTTTGTTGGCCAGTTGGCCCAACAGCTTGGTTACATCGCGGACACTCACCCCCGCTCCCATTGTCATCAGCACAGTGGCCGTATAGGGGTTTGTGGTATTGGGCCGCACTATAACGTAAGACGAAATTTCCACGCCTTCGTCAACCGCCTTCCCTGCCTTGCGCCGGTTGACGCTTTTCAGTTTACGAAACGTGACGTCTGAACGGTCAGCATTGGCTTTGGAAAGCAACAGCTCATACGTCTTCCCGTTTGGTCTGAATCGATCAAGCACAGTCTGCTCTTTGTCAAAGACGCTGATCTCATATGGCAAAGCTTTGGGGTCAAGCTGACTGATGCAGGCATTGAGCAAATCCTCCATGGTGCAGCAGGCAGGGTTTTGAATACCTTTGGCAGATGACTTCAACCGCAGAAGAAAAAAATGCACGGTACGGCTGCGCAATGGAAGGGACATAGGCTGGCTTTCTTTTTCAATGCAGGTTAAAGGTAGGCGCTGGGAAGGTTTTTCGGGTTGGGATATCGGAACAGACTGCGCACCATCACCGCGCCGAGATATGGCCCGCGCAGGTCAGCCACTGGCAGGGCAGTTGGGGCCAGGCGCGCTGCGCCTCTGAGGCGGGCAGCGTCTTGCCGCGCAGCTTCTTGTGCGGGCAATGGCGGCCACTGATTTCGGCATGGCACACAAAGCCCCATTGCCCGTAATGGGCCATGAAATCCGGTTGCAGCAACTGCTCATAGCGCAGGGCATTGATGGCCTTTGATGCCGCGCGTGAGGCGATGAACAGCGCCATCTTTTCGCGGCACTTGCGCACATCGCCATCGCGCAGGCGCCGCACCACGCCATCGAGCGCATCGCGCGCCTGGCCGCGCCCCGCCCGCTGAAGCAACTCGCCCAGCGCCGCCTTCGTTTGCGAGCGCTTGAACTCAATGCCCAGCACATCCAGCGCCTGGCCCAACTCATCCTTGCTCGCCTTGGCCAGCACATCGGCCAGCTTGATGCGCTCATAGCGCCGTTCAATTTCCTCCAACGTGTCATAGCCCTCGGCGCGCGCAAACGCCTCCCAGGCCGGCCAATCCCACCAGGCGCAACTATTGAGCGCCACCAACAACGCCTTGGCCGCTTCGCGCGGGTTGTTCAGGCGCCGCACCACCAGCGTCTCCACCGCCGCGCAGCGCCGACGCATGGCCTCATCGCCCACCAGCTCGTCCAGCACCTCGCGCAAGGCGCGGCGCAGCTGCGCGTCGCTGGGGCCAAAACCGTCAGGGTTGCTCATATGGCCCGTCCTTTCGTGTTGTATTGGGCATCTCAAACGCCCGCGCCCGCATGGCTGGCTGCGGGCTTTTTTTCTTGGGGCAGGGGCGCCTGCACATAGATATGCACATGGGTATGGCTGCCCCAGTTGTGGATGGCGTGCGCGGCTTGCCCGATTTGCCGGGCGCTGGCCGTGGTCACCGCGCCATGCCCGGCACTTGCGGCCTCAGCCCTTGCCAGAGCGCTTTCTTGCATTGGGTTTGTCTCCTTTTTGTTGTTTGAAAAAACCGATAGCCCCGGCGTTGTGGATGGTCCCTGCCTGCTGGCCTATCTGTACGTTGCCGCTGCCTGACTGGTGCAGGTTGAGGCCGCTTTGCACTGCGGCGCCTTGCAGCGCGCCAATGGCTGCGGCCTTGACCGCCAGGGGCGCGGCACGAAACAAGGCCAAAAGCTCTTGTTCGTCAGGCGTAAGGCGGTGGGCCGGAGCTGCGGGGTTGCGCTGGCCCGTGAGGATGTACAGGACATCGGCGCCTGCTGCTGCAATGGCAGCCAAAAAGGCGGCATCCGGCATGCGTTCATTTTTTTCATAGCGAATCAATGCTCGTTTGAGCACCCCGCCGATTCGGCCAAAAGCCTCTTGTGTCATTTCGAGCCGTTCGCGCTCTTCGCGAAGTCGCGCGCCAATGTCCATACGAGCACCTCGACTATTCAGTCAATACTTGAAAAGTGTCCAAATGGACATAAAATAACACCCATCAACAACGAATCACAGCGAACAGCCAATGCAGCACACACCCAACCAAATCAAGCACCGCCTGCGCCAGCAAGGGCACACGCTCAAGAGCTGGGCGGCGGCCAACGGCTTCAAGTACCGCACCGTCAGCGACGTGGTGCGCGGCCTGCGCCAGGGCAACTACGGCGAGGGCCGCGAAGTGCGCCAGCGCCTGGGCCTGCCCGTGGCCGATTGAGATTTTCGCACTGTTTCACAGTGTAACCAGCGCCCAAGGCCCCGGGTTTTCCTGATGCCCCAAGCCCCTGTGACGCCCGCCAGCGGCGCGCCCCAGCCACCGCCTGGCGGGCACCCCATGAAGGAGACGCCATGAGCCGCCTGCAAACCGGCTTCGACATCATCCGCGCGCTCTCGGGCCATGAGTTCGATGGGCTGCGCCTGGCGCAAATCGCCAGCGCCTGCCAGCGCAATGCGCCCACCACGCTGCGCACGCTGCAAGAGCTCGAAGCCCTGGGCATCGTGCAGCGCGACGCCCGCCGCGAAGAGGTTTGGCGTCTGGGCCCGGCCCTGGTGCAAATCGCCATCGCCTTCCAGCAACACCTGCTCAATAAGCAGCGCGAGCTGGCCGACTTTGAACGCAACTACACCCGCACACCGTAAGGAAAAACATGGCCAAAAAACTCAAACCCGCCGAAAACTACCTGCCTGAACTGGTGGACAACGCTGCCGAAAAAATGGGCGAACTGGTCAGCACCGTGGCCGAGCAGGAAAAGGACGAAGTGTTTGCCGCCGGGGTGGACGTTGGTCGACTGGAGGCAATGGATTTTGTGGCGACGATCGCCACTAGTGCCATGCTGACTGTTTACGAAAACGTAAAAAAATCAAAGACTTGGCGTTTTCTGCGCAATCCAGAAAGTGGCGATGGTCGCCACTTTGAGAGTCTGGAGGAATTTTGCGAGGTCAAGTTGGGGCGTTCTTATCGGCGCGTCCGCGAATTGGCCGCCAACCGCAACCTCATCGGCCAAGAAGCCTTCGAGCAAGCCGAGCGCATTGGCCTTCGGCAGACGGACTACAAAGCCATCAAAGCCCTGCCCGCGCCCGAGCAGGAGCTGGTGCGCCGCGCCGTGGAAGAGGCGCAAAGCAAGGATGAGGTGGTGGATTTGATCCAGGAGCTGGCCGCGCGCACGGCCAGCCACAAGGCGCAGGCCGAAGAGGCCCGCGCCGAGCTGGCCGCCAAAGAGCAGTTGCTGGCCGACAAGAACAGCCGCATCGACGCCCTGACCAGCGATCTGGCCCGGGCCAGCCAGCGCCTGGCCAATCTGCCCGCCGACCAGGCCTGGGTAGAGCTGCAGCGCGAGGCCACGGGCAAGGCCGCCGAGGCCGCCGGGCTGATTGCCGGCAGCCTGCGCCATGCGCTGCAAACCCTGCACGAGGCGGGCGAGCAGATGGGGCGGCGCGACCAGGTTTTCATGGCCGGGCTGCTGGGCCAGGTGGAGCAGGAAATCCACACCCTGCGCGAGCAGTTTGCCCTGCCCCTGGCCCCGGCCGCGGGCCGGCCCGAATGGCAGCAATGGGCCGATGCGCAGGACGCGGCCGAGGCCGCCGAGGCCGCCGCCCAGGCCATGGATGCGGCCCATTGAGCCCCGGCGCAGGCGCCCCCGCACGACGCCCCATCACCAGGAAAAGCCCCGCCATGCCCCCCGCCGCCCACACCGAGGTTTTGCTGCACATCAAGCAGCAGGCCGATGCCGCCGGCCACGGCCACAAGGAGCGCATCTACCAGGCCGCCTGCCAGCAATACGGCTGGGCGCTGCCCACGCTCAAGCGCTGGCTGTCGCAGCTGGGCGCGGCCCGCGCGCGCAAGCGCCGCAGCGATGCCGGCGCCTGCGCGCTGACGCTGGAGCACGCCCAGATGATCAGCGCCGCGCTGATGGAGGGCTACCGCGCCAACAACAAGCGCGGCGCCACGCTCGATGGCTGCCTGCGGCGCCTGCGCGCCAACGTCCCCGGCCTGGCCTGCGCGCTGGATGCGGCCACGGGCGAGCTGCGGCCGCTGTCGGCCAGCGCCGTCTCGCGCGCGCTGCGCCACTACCGGCTGCACCCCGAGCAGCTGCGCCGCGCCGCGCCCGCGCAGCCGCTGCGCAGCGAGCACCCCAATGAGGTCTGGCAGATCGACGCCTCCATCTCCATCCTGTTCTACGTGCCCGATGAGGGCGGCCTGCAGGCCATGGCCCGGGCGCAGTTCAACAAGAACAAGCCGGGCAATTTCGAGCGCATCAAGCGCCAGCGCCTGACGCGCTATGTGATCACCGACCACTACAGCGGCAGCATCTTCGTGCACTACGTGGCCGGCGGCGAGAGCACCGTCAACATGGCCGAGGCCTTTTTGCGCTGCATTGCCCAGCGCCCGGGCCAGCAAATGTACGGCGTGCCCTTTCACCTGATGATGGACCCGGGCAGCGCCGGCACGGCCGGGGCCTTTGGCAACCTGCTGCGCCGCCTGCAGGTCGCGCCCATCGTCAACCAGGTAGGCAATGCCCGCGCCAAGGGCCAGGTGGAAAACGCCCACAACCTGGTGGAGGTGGATTTCGAGAGCGGCTTTCGCCTCACGCACGTGCCCGGCATCGACTGGATCAACCAGCAGGCCGCGCGCTGGATGCGCTACTACAACAGCCAGCGCGTGCACAGCCGCCATGGCGCGCCGCGCTGGATGAAATGGATGGAGATCACCCCCGCGCAGCTGCGCACGGTCGATGCCGCTCTGGCGCGCGAGCTGCTCACGCATGCGCCGGCCACGCCCAAGGTCGACGCCTTCTTGCAGGTGCGCTTTGCCGGCCGCGTGTGGGACGTCAGCGGCGTAGGCGGCGTGATGGTGGGCGAGCGCCTGGCCATCACCTACAACCCCTTCAACCCGGCCGCGGCCTATGTGCTGCTGCGCGATGCGGACGGCCATGAGCAGCTGCTGGAAGTGCCCGAGGTCGAGAAAAACGCCGCCGGCTTTGCTGCCAGCGCTGCGCACATCGCCCACGAATACAAGCGCCCGGCCGACACCGCCGCCGACACCCAGCGCAAGGCCATCGAGCGCCTGGCCATGCAGGCCGACACCGATGCCCAGGCCGAAGCGGCCCGCAAGGCCAAAGCCCTGCCTTTTGGCGGCCGCATCGACCCCTACAAGCACCTGGAGCAGGCCGACAAGCTGGCGCTGCTGCCGCGCCGCGGCACAGAGCTGGCCCCGGCGGCCAGCGCCCGCAGCGATCTGGCCGAGCGCACCCTCACGCATTTCGAGGCCGCGCAAGCGCTGCGCGCGCAGCACGGCGTGGAAATGGACAAAGCCAAATTCGCCCAGCTCGCCGCCTGGCACCCGAACGGCGTGCCCGAAGGCCAATTGCCCGAGCTGGCCCACAAGCTGACCGTGCGCGCCACGCTGCGCGTGGTCGGCGGGCATTGATCACCCAGAAAAGGAGAAACGACATGGACATGACCGAACAAGAGCTATCCATCAGGATGCAGCGCCTGCTGGAGCAGCTGATCACACTGCTGGTTCGAGAGGGCGAGCCTGTTGGCATATGCATTGGCGCGCTGATTGAAGCGGTGGGCCGCCTGGCCGTGGCCGATGGCCGCACCGAACCGGCGGCCGCCCTGCTGCGCGAATGCGCCGATGCGCTGCAAGAGCAGGGCCGGGCATCGGGGAACCTGCAATGAGCGCCGCCGCCGACATGTGCATCCACCCCGCCGCCCTGGCCGCCCTGGCCGCGCGCCTGGAGCTCAGCCAGCGCGAGCTGGCCCGCGGCGCCGGGCTGAGCCTGGGCAGCGTCAACCACCTGCTGCAAAGCGGCGAGCTGCCCCGGCGGCGCAGCAGCACGCTGCGCGCCAAGCTGCTGGAGTTCCTGCACGACCGCGGCGCCCGCGCCGATGAGCTGGCCGCGCTCCAACCCCCATCCCAACCCCAATCCAAAAAGAAGGCCCCAGGCGCGGCAACGCCTGAGGCCGGTATCCCCCTGACTGAAACCACTCAACCAGAAAAGGACGATCCTATGCTACTGGAAAAATCAGCCCTCACCCTGCAAGCGCGCCAGCACTTTGGCCTGCCGCGCAACCCCTTTGTGGACGACGTGCAAACCACGGACGACGTCTACCAAACCCCCAGCGTGCGCTACGCCCGCGCCGCGCTGCTGGACTGCGCGCGGCACCACGGCTTCATGGCCCTGGTGGGCGAGAGCGGCGCGGGCAAATCCACCCTGGCTGAAGACTTGGAAGAGCGCCTGGCCGCAGGCGCCGGCGGCGGCGGCGAAGTCGTCGTCATCCGCCCCTACGTGCTGGCCATGGAAGAAAACGACGCCAAGGGCAAAACCCTCAAAAGCGGCGCCATCGCCGAGGCCGTGATCGCCGCGCTGCAGCCGCACGCCACGCCGCGCGCCAGCGCCCAGGCGCGCTTTGCCCAGGTGCACGCGCTGCTGCGCGAGGGCCAGCGCGCCGGGCGCCGCCATCTGCTGCTCATCGAAGAGGCGCACAACCTGCCCACGGCCACGCTCAAACACCTCAAGCGCTGGCTGGAGCTCAAGGACGGCCTGCGCCGCCTCATCGGCGTGGCCCTGATCGGCCAAACCGAATTGCGCCGCCGCCTCTCGGCGCAAAACGCCGAAGTGCGCGAAGTCGCCCAGCGCTGCGAGATCGTGGAGCTGGAGCCGCTGAACAACGAGCTCGAAGGCTATCTGCGCCACAAATTCGCGCGCTTTGATCTGCCCTATGAAAAGGTTTTTGCGCCCGATGCGCTCGACGCCATCCGCGCGCGGCTGATCTACACCCCTCGCGGCGGTAGCGCCCGCGACGCCATCTCCATCTGCTGGCCGCTGGTGGTCAACAACCTGGTCTGCCGCGCCATGAACGCCGCCGCCGCCGTGGGCAGCCCCGTTGTCAATGCCGATGTGATCCGGGGGTGCTGAGATGCATGTCTTGCCCCACACCATCACAGCAGCCCCCGCCACGCCATGCCGCGCCATGCCCGGCATGGGCGCCTGGCTGTTTGCCGTGCACTGGCCCGGCCAGGCCGTGCGGCAGATTGCCAAGACCGGGCGCAGCCAGGCCGATGCCCTGGCGCGGCTGATCGACCAGGACTTGCGCGGCGCGCCCGAGGTCAGCCGCATCGACTGCCTGGCCCTGGCCCCCGTCGCCCCGCTGTTTGTGGGCATGGAGGGCGCAGCATGAGCCGCAAGCCACACATGCCCTACCAACCCGCGCCCTGGCACGGCGTGATCGTCGGCTACGCCCGCCGCCGCATGCTGCGCGCGCGCTGGCAGCGCTGGCGCTGCACGGCGCTGGCGCTGCTCATCACGGCATTGCTGATGGGCACGGCCATCGGCCTGGCCTGGCTCGTCACCGAACTGACCTGGGGGGCGCTATGAAAGGCTTGACGCATGACATGGCCCGCCTGTGGCGGCACCTGCGCCAATCGGGCAGCTGGTGGACGGCGCAGGATCTGTACCAGCACTGGTACCCGGTGTTTTCCGAGGAGGCCGTGCAGCAAATGCTGGACTACCTGCAGCGGCACCGATTCGCGGCGCGGCGCATGCACATCGACTGGGGCCTGCCCATGTACGCCGTGACGGCCGATTGCCGGGCGCTGCCCGGCTTCGAGAAAGGAGGGCGTGCATGAGCCAATGCCCATTTTGCGCCGGCACGGGCCGGCAGCAGGCGCCGCAGCCCAGCGCCAGCCTGCGCTGCCCCTACTGCCGCTGCGACCTGCCGCTGACGCAGCTCTTTGCCGATGCCGTCACCTGCGAGGCCGTCACCCGCCTCGCCGCCGTCAGCCTGCCGCTGGGCGAGCGCGTGACGCAATACATCATGCTCTTTGGCCCGCAGCAGCGCCCCTTGACCGTAGCGCGCCAGGTGCGCCTGCTGCTGGAGCTGCTGCCCGACATCGAGCGGCGCGCCATCACCTACAAGGGCCGCGACTGGCAAACGCCGCTGCGCGCCTGGGGCGAGGCGCTGACGCGCATCCTCGCCGCGCGCGACGCCGGCAAGCTCGATTTGCCGCTGACCGGCCACAACTACCTCTACGCCATCCTGGCCAGCCTGGCGAGCGCGGCCGAGGCCAAGGCCGAGCAAGAGACCGAGCAACAGCGCCGCAACGCCGTGCGCAGCGCGCCAGGCGCCGGCGCCGTCGATGCCTCCGCAGCGGCCGCCGCGGCCCTGGCGCCCGCCGCAGCCAGCGCCACAGGCGCTGCCGCCGCCCAGGGCGCCGAGCCCGTGCGCTACACCAGCCTGGCCGTGCGCCGCATGCAGGAAGAGCGCCAGCGCAACCTGCAGCGCCGCGAGCGCATGCTGCAGCGCACGCAGGGCGAGGCACAGGGCAGCGACGCCGGCGGCAACGGCCCCGACGAGCCGGGCAAGCCAAGCGATGGGAAGGCGGCCCCATGAGCGGCGCCCCCATCACCCTGCAGGCGCAGGTGCAGCTGACCGAAGGCCAGGCGCGCGGCGTGGCGATCCGCGTGCTGATCGGGCTACTCGATGGCGGCGAGGCCATCGCGCATGACCTGCTGCTGGCCGATGACGGCCGCGGCCTGTACTCACCAACCCTGGCGCCGCTGCGGGCCGCCACAGACCTGGACCGCGCCGCGCTGCTGGTGTTGCGGCACCTGGCGCAGATCAAACCGTGATTGTTGATTTTGAGAGAGAGGACACACCATGGACACCCAAACCAACCCTATGACTGCCATTGCCGCTGCTGCACGCAGCTACCGCCAGCACAAGGATGTGCTGACCGAGCGCGCCCAGGGCCTGCATGACGCGCTGGAGGCCATCAAGCGCCAGCGCCTGGCCGGGCTGCGCAGCGCCGTGGCGCGCGTGACCGAGGCCGAGGCGGCGCTGCGCGCGGCCATTGAGGCCAGCCCGCAGCTGTTCATCCGGCCGCGCACGGTGGTGCTGGAGGGCATCAAGCTGGGCTACCAAAAGGGCAAGGGCAAGATCAGCTGGGAGGATGACGCGCAGGTCGTGCGGCTGATCCGCCGGCACCTGCCCGATGCCGCCGATGCGCTGATCCAAAGCCGCGAGGTGCCCATCAAGGCGGCATTGGCGGGCCTCAGCGCCGCCGAGCTCAAGCGCGTGGGCGTGAGCATCAGCGATGCCGATGACGAGGTCGTCATCAAGGACACCACGGCCACCGTGGACAAGCTGGTGGCGGCCCTACTCAAGGGGGCGGAGGAAGAGGCTGGCGAGGCAGTTTGAGGAGGTGTGACCATGACCCGCGACGAAGCACTGATCAAGATCAAAAAGTGCATGGCATTGGGCCGCAGCGCCGAGCCGCACGAGGCCGCCGCTGCGCTGCGCCAGGCGCAAAAGCTGATGGAGATGTTTAACCTCTCCGAGCGCGCTTTGGAGATGGCCGATGTGCATGAGGAGGCCGTCAACGCCAAGAGCGGCAGCCATGCCCTTTGGGAGGGCTTTCTGGCCAACTGCATCGCCGAGGCATTCGGCTGCGAGCACTACATCAATCGCAGCCGCAAATGGACAGCGGCGTTTGAGATCAAAACCACTTGGCAATACGTGTTCGTCGGGCTGGATGCTGCACCCACTCTGGCCGGTTATGCGTTCGACGTGCTCGGCCGCCAGTGCTACCGGGCGCGTGCCGCCCACATCAAATTGCAACCCAAACGCTGCAAACCGGCCACCAAAACCGCCCGTGGCGATGAGTTCGCCATCGGTTGGGTCAATGCCGCAGTCTCTGTGGTCAAGCGCCACGCCCAGCCGCAGCGCAACGAGCAGCTGCTGTTGGAGTACATGGCAGAGCGCCACCCCAATATGACCACCATCAAGGCGCGCGACTCCCGCAGGGGCAAGAACGTCAGCGGGCATGCGCAGGAGGGATACCGCCAGGGCCAGGGCGCGCAGCTCCACCACGGCGTAGGCCAACGCGAGCAGATATTGATCGGGGGGGTGGGATGACAAACCTGCGCGTGCAATGCCTGACCAATGCGTTCAAAAGCGTTCAGAACGCGCCGTCGCGCCGCGGCATGCCCCGTTGCATGCCCGCGCCCCAAAAACGCCTTGCAGGCCCGGTTTTTTGAACCAGGGGAAAAGCCATGACCCAGCAACACATCGCCGCCATCCACACGCTCAAGGCCAAGCTGCGCCTGAGCGATGACGACTACCGCGCGCTGCTGCTGCACCTGACGGGCAAAAACAGCAGCACGGCCATGAGCGTGGGCGAGCGCGCCCGCGTGCGCGACCACCTGCACGGCCTGGCCGTGCGCGCCGGCCTGGCCGCGCCCACGCGGCTGCGCCGCCAAAGTTTTGCGCAGGCCTACCAGGCCGCCAGCCCGCGCGAGCGCAAGGTCTGGGCGCTGTGGAACCAGCTGCACCGCCAAGGCCGCATTGCCAGCGGCGGGGCCCGGGCCCTCAACGCCTGGGTCAAGCGCCAGACCGGCGTCGATGCGCTGCGCTTTTGCAACGGCGCACAGCTCGATGCGCTGATCGAGGCGCTCAAGCTCTGGCAGGGCCGGCCAGAACAAGAGGCACAAGAGGCGGGCCATGACTGAGCGCAAGCAGCCCAGCGCCGCCGAAGCGGGCGTGCTCGACGCCGCGCTGCCCGCCGGCCTGACCGAGGAAATGCGCGACGTGGCCTATTGCCTGTTTGAGGCATTGGTGCTCGACGATGCACGCTGCGGCACCGCCGCCCCGGCAGGCCCCTGGCTGGCCCAATTGCACAGCATGGCACGCCAGGCGCTGATGCAGCTGCAACACCTGGCGCGCGAAAAGGGCGGGCGCGCCATCTACCTGGCCAAGGGCATGGCCGTGCACCTGAGCGCGCGCGACCGCGCCATGTGCGCCGAATTCCGCGGCAATAATTACCGCGCCCTGGCCGACCGCTACGGCCTGACAGAAATGCGCGTGCGCCAGATCGTGGATGCCTGGCAGCGCGAACAGTTTGCCCGGCGCCAGGGCAAGCTGCCGGGCATTGACCCCGATCCCGAGGATTGACGGCGCGCCCGTCCACCCCCTCCATCAATTCCTAAAGCGCTTTACTTAAGCGCCAGGCCCCATGCCCCGCACCATGCGGGGCATGCGTCATATAGAAATCTTCCGCGCCGGCCGCCACACCGACATCAACGGAGTGGAGCGCCAATTTACCGATGCCGACCTGCAAGGCATGGCATCGGGCTACGACCCGGCCCTGCACGAAGCGCCGCTGGTGGTAGGCCACCCGCGCACCGACGACCCCGCCTACGGCTGGGTGCAGGGCCTCAAGGTGGCTGCCGGCAAGCTGCTGGCCATCCCCCACCAGGTGCAGGCCGCCTTTGGCGAAGCCGTGCAAAGCGGCGCCTACAAAAAAGTTTCAGCAGCCTTTTACAGCCCCACGGACAAACACAACCCCACGCCCGGCCAGTGGTACCTGCGCCATGTGGGATTTCTGGGCGCCATGCCGCCCGCCATCAAAGGTTTGGAGGGAGCAGCCTTTGGCGAGGGGGACGCGCTGGAAAACGCGGTCGTGATCGAGTTCTCCGAAGGTGATGGCCCACAGCCAGCCGACACCCAAGGGGCCGATGCCCAAGACACGACCGCCAGCGCCGAACCCTCGCCCGCTTTTTCCCCCACCGATACCCCGCAACCCCCGAAGGAGCCTGCCGTGACTGAAGCCGAAGCCGCCGCCCTCAAAGCGCAAAACGAAACCCTGCAACGCGAGCTGGACGCCGCCCGAGCCCGCGAAACCGCCGCCGCCCAGGCCGCGCGCACGGCCGAGCACGTGGCCTTTGCCGAGCGCCTGATCAGCCAGGGCAAGGTGCCCGAGGCCGACAAGGCGCGCATCGTGGCCATTGCCGATGCCATCCACCCCGTGGGCGAGCCTGTGATGTTCGGCGAGGGCAAGGACACCACCGAGCTGTATGTGCAGTTCCAGCAGTTCCTCGATGGCCTCAAGCCCATGGTCGCCTTTGGCGAGGCCGCCAGCCGCGAGCGCGCCCCTGAGAGTGACGAGCAGGGCGAGCACATCGAATACGCCGAAGGCGCCGACCCCGAGCGCATCGAGTTGGACAAACGCATCCGCGCCCATGCCAAGGCCAAAGGCGTGGACTACCGCACCGCTGCGCTGGCCGTGGCGCGTTAAGAGCCTGCCCCAGCCCAACCCATTTCACCCACTGCAAAACCCTTGCAAAGGATTGACCCATGTCCCGATTGAAAGAGCTGCGCATCGTTGACCCGGTGCTGACCAACCTGGCCACCGGCTACAGCGGCAATGAATACATTGGCCACCACCTGCTGCCGTTCGTGCCAGTGGAAAAAGAGGCGGGCAAGATTCCCCGCTTTGGCAAAGAGGCATTCGTCGAGAGCCGCACCGAGCGCGCCATTCGCGCCGATTCCAACCTCATCGACCCCGAGGGCGTGGGCCTGGCCGACTTCACGCTCACCGAGCACGACATTGGCCAGCGCATCGATTACCGCGAGGAGCAAGAAGCCAACTTCGCGCTGGAGGCCTGGGCCACGCACGTGGTGACGGAAAAAATCCGCCTGCGTCACGAGATCAAGGTCGCGCGCCTGGTGCAAAACACGGCCAGCTACCCGGCCAGCAACCGCATCACCCTCTCGGGCAGCGACCAGTTCACGCACGCGGACAGCGACCCCGAGGGCGTGATCGACGACGCCAAGGACGCCATCAGCGCCGCCGTGGGGCGCGAGCCCAACACCATGGTGATCGGCCAGGCCGCCTGGCGCGCGCTCAAGCGCCACCCCAAGCTCAAAGCCATTTTGAGCGACACCCGCACGCGCCTGGTGCAGCTGGCCGACCTGCGCGAAATCTTCGAGGTGGAGCACATCGTTGTCGGCAAGGGCGTGCAGGCGGCCACGCCCACCAGCCCCTTTACCCGTATCTGGGGCGACAACATCGTGCTGGCCTACGTCAGCCGCGGCGCGGGCGGCCAGCGCACGGTGTACGACCCCTCCTTTGGCTACACCCCCCAGAAAAAAGGCTGGCCTCAAGTGGACAAATATGCGCTGCCCGGCGGCAAGGTGCAGGTGGTGCGCAGCACCGACATTTTCGAGCCCTTCATCCTGGGCGCCGATGCCGGCTACCTGATTGCCGACACCAACGCATAAGGAGCGCGCCATGGCCACCAAACCCAACAAAGCTGCCGATCAGGACACCGCCGCGCGGTACGTGGTGCGAGAGCCCCTGCGCTGGGGCGGGCAACGCCACGAAATCAGCGGCGAGCTGCATCTCACCCCCGACCAGGCCAAGGCTCTGCTCGAACGCGGCCTGATTGCCCCCGCCTCCACTGAGCGCACCGACCAGGAGTAACGCATGCAACCGAGTTTCCACCCCATTCTCACGCTGAGCATCACCGCTGCTGCCGATCTGGACAAGCCCCGCCGTTTCGTCGGCTTTGACGGCCAGCGCTGCGCCGCTGCCGCCAAGGCCCTGGGCACCAACAACGCCACCTTTGCCAAGGGCGAGCAGGCATCCATTGACGCCCTTGGTGTCATCCTCGTCGAGGCCGGCGGAGCCATCGCCCTGGGCGCCGAAGTGCAGTGCGATGGAGAGGGCCGCGCCGTCCCCCTGTCCGGCGGCAAATCCAACGGCTGGGCAATGGACGCGGCCAGCGACGCGGGCCAAATCATCCGCATCGCCCGGGGCATCTGATGCCATACGCCACGCCCGCTGACCTGGCCCGCGTGGCCACGCGCGGCTGGGACGATCTGGCCCAGCGCAGCGTGCAGGACGCGCGCCTGTCTGGAGCCCTGCTGCGCACCCTCTACGAGGGCGGCAGCACCGCAGGCGCCGACCCCGCCGCGCTGGAGCTGGCCCGCCGCGCGCTGGAGCTGCTGCACGATGTATTGGAGCGCGCCAGCCGCCATGCCGACACCTACATCCAGCCGCGCTACCAGGGCGCGCTGCCGCTGCCCGCGCACCTGGTGGCCGGCAGCGATCTGCCCAGCGTCGTGGCCACCATCGCCTACCGCCGCCTGATGGGCGCATCCATCAGCGAAGACGTGGAGCGCAACACCCGCTGGGCCGATCAATACCTGCGCGATCTGGCCGATGGCCGCGTCAGTCTGGGCGGCAGCGACCGCCACACCCCGCAGCCGCCGGGCCGCATGATCAGCTGCACCGCGCCCAAACGCATCGACTGGCGCACGTATTGAGGGAGCGGGCCATGAACACCATCGACATCAAGCGCGGCAGCAGCATCCACTGGCAATGCACCGTCCAGCAAGGCGGCGCGGCGCTGGACATCACCGGCTGGCACATCGCCTGCCAACTGCGCGAGCCCGGCGGCGCGCTGGTGCAGCAGTTCGCGGGCGTCGTCACCGATGCCGCGGCGGGCCAGTTTGAGCTGCGCGCCAGCGCCGCCGAGACCGCCGCCTGGCCCTTGGGCGGGCTGTACGCCGACATCCGCTACACCGACGCCGCAGGCGCCGTCATGCACAGCGCCACCTGGCCCGTGCGGGTGGAGGCCGCCATCACCCGGGAGCAGCCATGAGCCCAGACAACTGGATGGCCGCCGAGCCGCTGCTCATCGCCCGCCTGCGCGCCACGCTGCCGCCCCAGGTGCACGTGCTCTCAGCCGCTGACCTGGCCGCCGTGGCCGATGGCGATCAGCCCACGCCCGCCGTGCACGTGCTGTACCTGGGCTACCAGGTGGCCGACAGCCGCACCGGCGCGCTGGCCGCCGTGGATCAGCAATGGCTCACCGTCATCCACACCCGCAACGTGGCCGACATCGAGCAAGGCTTCCATGCCCGCCAACAGGCCGGGCCGCTGGCCGCGCAGGTGATGGATGCGCTGTACCGCCACCGCCTCAAGGACTCGCAGGGCCAGCCCATTGGCACATCCCCGCTGCGCCTGGCCCCGGCCCCGGCAGCGGGCTACCGAGACGGTGATTTCTTTTTGCCGCTGGGCTGGATTTGCCCAGTCATCTTTGGGAGCGACACATGTCCATCGTGACCATCATCAACCACGGCGCCCGCGCCAATCTCGTCACCATCGTCGGCGTGCCCGGCCCCGCCGGGCCACCCGGCCCGCCAGGCGCAGGCAGCGGCGGAGCGCCCCTCATCAGCGCGGACGCCGCCAACCGCCTCAAGCCCGGCCGCGACGGCGGCCTGCATGTCGCCGACACCCTCAGCGACCCCGTGGCCTATTACATCCTGGCCAAGTCCTGATCCCATCAATCCCCATCACCCAAGCACCACAAGGAGCAAACACATGACCATGGACGCCCAAATCATCACCCTGGCCCAGACCATTGGCGCAGACATCAAAGCCATCAATCTCAAGCAGGGCGATTTGAGCGCGCTGCCCACCACTGCCAAGGCCAGCCTGGTAGCCGCGCTCACCGAACTGCACACCGCCATGCAGCAGCTCAGCGCCAGCGCCGGTGCGCAGATCGACGACAGCGCCGGCACGGGCGTGAAAGACAAGACCTGGAGCGCCGACAAACTCATCGCCGCCATCGACGAGGCCAAGCAGGCCGTCAAAGACGATCTCACCAACGGCGCGGGCGCGGCGCTGGACACCCTCAAGGAGCTGGCCGAGGCCCTGGGCAATGACGCCAATTTCAGCCAGACCATCGCCGCCGACCTCGCCCGCCGCGTGCGCTGCGACCAGGCCCAGGTGTTGAGCCAGGAGCAGCAAAAACAGGCCTGCGCGAACATCGGCGTGGGCGACCCCACGCACGACTACGTGGCCGACTACAACGCCGCCAAGGCCTGATTGCGGGGCACGCCATGACGATGCAACAAAGCATCAGCGCGGCCTTTGCGGCCGTGGGCGCAGACATCAAGGCGATGCGCGCCAGCATCCCGCCCAACGCCATCCACAGCAGCAGCAGCGGGCGGGGATCACATTCGCGCTACATCAGATTTGCCGATGGCACCCTGATTGTCTGGGGCTGGATGAATACAGGCCAAATCAACGTGCCCGCAGGCGAGGTGCGCGATCTAGGCCATGCCACATGGTCGTTCCCGGCGCGATTTGTTGAGGGGCCAGTGGTGTCGTGCCAAGTCTATGGCGCCCAGGCGGCGTATTTCACGTGCGGCTATGGAAGCATCTTCAACGATGTGGGGCCGCGCGGCTCAGGCGGCCCCAATTACACCCGGCTGCAGCAGCTGTGGGTGCGCAGCCATGCGACCACGCAGCAAAGCGTCAATCTGATGCTGACGTTCCATGCGTTTGGCCGCTGGAAATAAAAGGAGCACACACATGCAAACCACCACCATCCAATTGCTGCGCCCGCACCGTCATGCTGGGCGCGATTACCCAGCCGGCGCGCAGCTGACGCTGCCCGCGCACAAGGCCAGCTGGCTGGTCGGCCTGGGCGTGGCTCAAAACGCCCCGGCAGCCGCGCCCGAAGGCAACCCGCCTAAAACCAAGAAGGAGTAAGCCATGTCCAAAATTGCAGCCAAGCCGATGATCTGGAACGGCCAGGGGCCGGTCATGGTCGGGACATACGACCCGCAACGCGGTCGCCCAGACATGGGCTATCTGGTGGATATCTACAGCGTCGGCTGTGCCAACCGCACATTGACGGCCACGCCATCGAGCGAGACTACCAAATTGGTGGAAAGCTGCTCCGGCCAGAGGTTGACCCTCAAAGAGCTCGATGGCAGCAAAGAGTTGCAAATCAGCTTGTCCATGGCGCAGTTCGACAGCCGGACATTGGCGCAGGCGTTCTATGGCGAGGCCATCTCCAAGCCGGGCGGCACGGTCACTGATGAAGTGCTCGCCGCGCTCAATCCAGGGGACTACTTTTACTTGAAGTACCCGCGTAGCTCCAGCGTGGTCATCGAGGACAGCACAGGATCGCCCAAAACCTACGTGGAGGGTACGCACTACAAAGTCAGCGATGCCGATCACAGCCGCTACCAGCTCATCGCCCACCCCGATAGCCACACTGAGCCACTGAAGGTGGACTATTCGTATGCTGGCTTTGTCAATATCAGCGCGTTCTCGAAGACCAACATCGAGAAGGGGATCATCTTCAGCGGCCTGAATGGCGACGGCCAAAAGATACGCGTGATCATCCCCCGCATCCGATTGGCCATGAGCAATGATTTTGGCTGGATCTCCGACGAGCCATCCGAGCTGACCCTGGGCGGCCAAGCTCTGTATGCAGCCGAGCTGCAATCGGACGCCGAGTTTGGCCCGTTTATGAGGATCGATGTCATGCCCGATCTCTGATCGCCAGCACGGGCATTGACCACACCAAAAAAAACCGCGCCGGGCAAGAGCTGCTGGGCGCGGTTTTTTGTTGATGTGGCCAGGCTATCGGCGCAGCGCGCCCACGAACTGCCAAGCCGTGTAGAGGCACAGCGCCGCGAATGCGCCGCCCAGCAGCAGCCAGAAAGGCAGGCCCAGGCCATAGGCCGCAGACACGGCGGCCAGCACCACGCAGCAGAAAACGAATTTCATGAGATTGAGCATGCCCAAATGATAGGGCCAGAGAGGAAGACATGGCAACGGAGTTGAAGACCAAGCTGACCATTGAAGCGCAGACCAGCGGCAGCGAAAAAATCACGCAGCTGGCCGGCGAGCTCGATGACCTGGCCCAGCAAGGCGGCAAGGCCGCGCCCCAGTTCCAGATGCTGGCCGCTGAGCTGCGCGCCCTGGCCCAGCAAAAAGAGGCCGTCGAGCAATTTGCGCGCCTCAAAGGCGAGAGCCGCGCATACGCCCAGGCTGCGCAAGAGGCCCAGGCGGCCACCCGGGCCGCGGCCCTGGCCCTGCGCGAAAAACAGCAGGCCGCCGCCCAGGCCGCCGCGGCCGAGCGGCAGGCCGGCGAGCGGCTGCAGCAGCAGCGCAGCTACCAGGATGAGCTGCGCAGCGCCATCAAGGCGCTGGCGACCGAATACAAGGCCCAGGCCAAGGCCGCCAAGGCCTCGGGCGACAGCTCGGCGCAAACGGCCCAGCGCCTGGCCGACACGCGCGCGCAGCTGGCCGTGCTGCGCACCGAGTACAGGCAGGCTGCCGCCAGCGTGCAGCAGCTGGGCGCGGCCCAGCGCGACAGCGCCCAGGCGTTGGCCGTCGCAAACAAGGCCCAGGCCGAAGCCGGCAGGCAGTTCGATGGCTTGCGCAAGAGCGCCCGCCAGGCCCAGGATGCGCTGGATGCGCACAGCATCACCTTGCAGCGCCTGCGCGATGCCATGGCCGCCGCGGGCGTCTCCGGCAAAGACCTGGCCAACCAGCAGGCACGCATTCAGCGGGACATGGGCCGCGTGAGCGAGCGCGCCACGGCGCTGGCGGCCGACTACAAAAAACTCGCCGGCGCCGCCCAGGCCTCGGGCGATGCGCAGCAGCGCAGCCACCGCAAGGTGGGCGAGGGCGTGCAGTCCATCAGCCGCCAGCTGGCCCAGCTGCGCAATGCCTACATTGGCCTGCAAGGGGCCATGGGCCTGGCGCACTCGGTCAAGGGCCTGGTCGAGACGGCCGATGCCGTGCAGGGCCTGCGCGCGCGCATCCAACTGGCCACCGGCGAGGGCGCGCTGTTTGAGCAGATGTGGCAGCGCGTGGCCGAGACGGCCCAAAGCACCAGCAGCAGCCTGCAGGCCACGGGCGATTTGTTTGCCAGCCTGACCAAGGCCGGCCAGGACGCGGGCCTGTCCACGGCGCAGGCCGCCGAGCAAAGCCTGGCCCTGGTGCAGACCATCAATCAGGCGGTGCAGGTCTCAGGCGCATCGGCTTCGGCCAGCGAGGCGGCCGTGCGCCAGCTCATCCAGGGCCTGCAGGCGGGCGTGCTGCGCGGCGATGAGTTCAATTCCGTCATGGAGCAGGCCCCGCGCCTGGCGCGCGCCCTGGCCGATGGCTTGGGCGTGACCACCGGCGAGCTGCGCAAGATGGCCGAGGCCGGCCAGCTCACAGCCGAGGCCGTCACCGGCGCGCTGCAATCGCAGGCCCAGACGCTGCAGCAAGAGTTCGGCCAGCTGCCGCAGACCGTGGGCCGCGCCATCGAAAACCTGGGCACGGCCTGGTCGCTGTTCGTCGACCGCATCAACGAGGGCACCGGCGCATCGCGCCTGCTGGCCGGCGCCATCGAGGCGCTGGCGGGCAACCTGGAGACGGTGGCGGCCTGGGCCCTGCGCGCCGGCGCCGTGGTGGCGGCCGTGTTTGCCATCAAGGCCGTGCAAAGCGCGCGCGACTTTGCCGCGGCGGCGCTGTCCTCGGCGCGCGCGCTCGATGCCGTTGCCGCCTCGGGCAAAAGCGCCAGCGCCGCCATCAGCGCCGCGGCCGATGCCAAGCAGCGCTTTGCCAGCATTGCGCGTGGCATTGCCTACGTGGCCATTGCCGAGCAGGTGCTGCGCATCGCCTCGGCCTATGCAGAGCTGCGCCGCCAGCGTGAGCGGCAGGCCCAGGCTGAGCAACAAAACGCCAGGCTGCAGGAGCAACTGGCCCAAAGGCTGCGTGAAATCTCCGAATCCACCGGCGTGCTGGTGCAAAGCGCAGAGGAGTTTGAAGCGGCGCTGGCCTCTGGTTTGATTGTGGCCGACGAGGCCAGCGGCCAATGGCTCTCGGCCGCCCAGGCGCAAGAGCGGCTGGCCCAGGCCGCGCAAAAGACCACCGCCGAGCTGACGGCCCAGGCCGCCGTCGATATCGTGGGGCAGTTCGACAAGCTGACCCAGGCCGGCAAGGATGCGGCCCAGGCGCTGGGCGAGATCGGCCAGGCCGTGGACTGGGCCGACACCACGCAGATAGACGGCTACATCCGCGCGCTGTACGCCCTGGAGGCCGCAGGCCGCACCACGGCCGAGCAGACCGCCGCGGCCTGGCAGGCGGCCTTTGCCAAGATGAGCGGCGCGCAGCTGACCCAGGCGCTCGAAGGCGTCAAGCGCGCCTATGCCGAGCTGCGCATCGGGGCCGATCAGTTCGCACAATTCAACGAGGCCGTGCTGACCGAGAGCTTCAGGCGCCTGGGCCTGAGCGCCTCGCAGGCCATGGGCAGCGTGGGCCAGGCCGTGCAGGACGCCATGCAGGACATGGAGCGCATGGCCGAATCCATGCGCCTGGCAGGCGCCAGCGCCGATCAGCTCGGCCAGGCGCTGGAGCTGGCCTTTGGCCAGGCCATTGCCAAGGCCGACAGCCTGCAGGCCCTGGACGCATTGCAGGCCAAGCTGCAGGACATGGGCGCGGCGGGCAAGATCGGCGCCGAGGGAATCGCCCGCGTGCAGGCCGCGCTGGACAAGCAGCGCGCAGCCATCGAGGAGCAGTTGCCCGGCATCCAGAGCCTGGAGCAGGCCCTGAAACAATTGGGCGTCACCCCCGTCCGTGAGCTGCAAGAGCTGGCGCGGCGCGCGCGCGAGGCCTTTGAGGCCGTGAAGCAATCGGGCCAGGCTACGCCGCGCGAAATCAATGAAGCCTGGAAGAAGATGGCCGAAGCGGCCATTGAAGCCAACGGCGGCGTGGCCGACGCCGCGCTGAGAGCCCAGGCCGCGCAGCATGGCTTTGCCTTGCAGGCCGATGAGTCGGGCAAGGTCGTCATCAAGGCCATGCAGGGTGCTGCCCGCGCCACGCGGGAAGTGGGCCAAGCCTCGCGCGAGGCGGCCAAGCAAATGCAGCAGATGCAGGCCCCGGCCCAGGACGTGGAGCAGGCCGTCTACAACGCCATTGAGCGCCACAAGGAGGCTGGTAAGACCATCACCAGCGCCTGGCTATCGGCCAGCGCCGCGGCCAGCCAGTATGCGCAAGAGGCGGCGCGCCACGCCCACGAGATGGTCGGCGCCATGGAGGTGCCCGGCCGTGTGCTCATGTCCTGGGGGCAGCTCGACCAGTTGCAGGCCGAGCACCTGGCCAAGCTGGGGCGGGTGGCCGATGAGTATGTGCGTGCTATGCAGGCCATCGACGCGCAGCAGCAGGCGCTCTCGCGCAGCAACAGCTCGGCCGCGCAAGGGGTGGATGATCTGAGGCTGCGGCTGCTGGAGCTGGGCGGCACCGAGGCCGAGATCGCCCGCGAGCGCCACCGCCGCGACGAGCTGCGCATCGAGCGGGAGATCCAGCTGGCGCAACTGGAGCTGCAGCGCGCCCAGTTGCGCGGCGACGAGCAAGGCGCGCAGCGCCTGCAACAAGACATTGCGCATTTGCGCGAGCAAATCCAACTGCTGGACAAGATTCACGCCATTGAGGAGCGCAACCGCAAGGCCCGCGCGCGTGAAGAGGCCCGGCGCGGCGGCCAGGCCGGCGGCGGCGCAGGCAGCGGCGCAGGCGGCCTGCCGCCGCCCGCGCCCGCGCCAGCGCCCCAGCTCCAGCCAGCCCCGCCCGTCAACATTACCCTGCACGCCCACGGCATCACCGATCCCGTGCGCCTGGCCAAGGCGATTGAGCCGGAATTGGCCCGGCTGACAAGGCTGGCCCGCTAAGCTGCCCATCAGCCGCCCATCTTCTGACACCCGTCAAAAGACCCGCCCCAATAAACCCGGCACAGTGCCCCCACTGGCCGGGTTTTGTTTTGCCCATTTTGCAAAACGCTTTAATCAACGTTCGCGGCCAGTACCCAGCACACTGCCGCCATGCCATCCGTCCAACGCTATCTCTCCGGCCACAACAACGCCGCCCGCAGCGCCGCATTGAGCGCCTCCAGCGTGCGCGCCAGCCAGGCCATTGAGCGCGTGCGGGCGCAGCGCACGGGCGGCGGGCGCGTGCGGCTGTCAGGGGCCTACAGCGGCCATGCGGCCGCGCAGGTGGAGATTGAGCTGCGCGCCGCCGGCGGCGTGCCGCGCGCCTCGCGGCCGCAGTTTGCCGGCGTGGGCAATGGGCAGCTGTCGGTGCTGGGCGTGGATGCGGCCGCGCCGCTGCAGGCGTTGACGCTGACGCTGGTCGATCTGGGCGTTCCCACCGAGCATGCGCAGCTGGCGCTGCGCGAGGTGCAGATCCGCGCCCGCGCCCCGGGCGCGGCGGGCAATCAGATCCGCATCACGGTGCAGCCGCAGCTGCAGCGCGCGGCCACCGATTGGGCGCTGCTGGCCGATTGGCCCGCAGGCAGCGCCCTGCAGCAGGGCGCGCAATGGGATTGGGGCGGCCTGCCGTTGTCGGCCCAGGGGCAACTCGATGAGCGCAGCGGCCGCATCCAGGTCGGTCACGACCCGCAGGTGTATCGCCCGTACCGTGTTTACAAGGATGGGGCCTGGCAGTTTGGGATCACGCCCGCGCCCGAGCGACCGCTGCCGGCGGGCGCGCCGGTCTGGCGCGTGAGCGGCGGGTATGTGGTGACGGTCACCGATGGCCAGGCGGTGGAGACCTACGGCGACACGGCCGCCGGGCAGCCGGCGCTGGTGACGCTGTATGAGCTGCTCTCCGCGCTGGCCGGCTCTGCCCTGGTGGAGGTGGCCGGCGTGGTGGCCGCCGAGCGCGCCCTGGGCGGGCAGGCGGCGCTGGACGTGCCGCTGCGCACGCAAGCCTGGCTGCATGGCACCAGCGGCAAGGTGGCATTGCAAGACGTGGCCGTGCCGCCAGCCGCGCCCACGCAGCAGCTGACTGTGCGTTGCATCAATGCCGATGTGGTCGGGCAGGAGCGCTGGAGCGTGCAGGGCGCGGTCTCCGGCGCGCTGCCCGTGGCCGTGACCGGCCAGCGCTACCAGAGCGCGGCGGCTGATTTTTTGATCCCGGCCATTGCGCCTGCTGTCCAGGGCAGCGGCGAGGTGGGGTTTGTTTACACGCCCACGGGGCGCAGCGATGACGAGGGCCTGCCCAGCGTGTGCCTGCGCCCGTTGCGCCTGGGGGCCAATGCGCGGCCGCTGACGGTGACGTTTCGGTATTCCAAACGCCCGCCGGCCGAGTGTTCGTGCAGCGACATGCCCGCGCCGCGGCTGTCGCCAGCCTGTCTGGGGATTGGAGAGGATATGGACATTGAGGACGTGGAGTTCATGAGCCGCATCAAGGCGGTCTACGCCTGGCGCGAGGCGTTCATTCGGGGCAACACCGACATACAACTGGCGGGCATGACGCCCGGCACGCCGGAAATCCCCGGCACCCCCGGCACGCCGCCTGTCACGCGCTGGCGGTTTACCGTGCAGTACGGGGGCAATGTGATGCAGGGTGGCTCCACCACCTGGCAGTCGGCGCGCGCCGTGTCGCAGCAGCTCTACGATGATGAGTCTGAGGCGCGGACGGCGCTGGATGCCGCCAAAAACGCAGGCCCATTGCCGGCAGGTACGGCCCTGGGGCCCATCACCCGTGGCGGCGTGGCGCTGGACCTGCAATCGATTTCTGGTGGATTCAGTTTTTCGAAGGTGGATGGGCCATTGCCGGTGGATATCCATGCCTCAGGCGCCGGCTCTGTTGTCACCGGGGGCACGCCTGGTACGCCGACCATCCCGGCGCAACCGGGCAAGGCCGTGCCGCTGAGCTACCGCGCCTATGTGATTGATCTGGATTGGATGGAGTCGGCCATCCCCATCCTGGTGGGGTGCCTGTCCCGCGTGTACGACAAGCCGGCTGCGCGGCAAGCGTGGGATGCTCTGTGGGAGGAGGTCAAGACAGACCTGGGCCACCTGCAGGCTGCGCGCAACGACCTGGAGACCGCGGCGCACGCGCACGCGCGCTATCTGGATCGCTACAAATCGACGGTGGACAACATCCTGCTCTCGGTGGGCATCCTCCCAAAATCTGAGGCCAGCAGCACAGACGCGGGCAGCTGCTGGACCGACCACGGTGGCACCCATTGGTGGGTGGACACCGATGGCAACTACCTGCCCGCATTCACCAATCACGCTTACATCAGCGCCAAGCGCGATGCCGATGGCAAGGTGTACTCAACCAAAGAATTCGGCTTCGGCCTGCTGGTGGCCTGCCCGGATCGCCTCAAAGAGGGCGATCAGATCACCGTGCGCATCCACAGCGTGGATGGCCACCGGCCCTACCAGGTGGGCGACGAGGCTGTGATCTCCACCGTGGCCGCAGGCCCGGCCTGGCTCTCTGGCGGCGTGGATGGCACAGATGCGCTGATCTGGCGCGTGGCCGGCAGCGTCAGCGGCGCGCTGCCCGATTACATCGTGCCTACCGATGGCGCGGCCGCGCCCGTCTATCACCAGGCGGGCGCGCGCCTGCAAATGGCCCTGGGCGGCATCCCGTTCGCTCTGGGCGATACGTTCAGCCTGGCCATCGAGGCCGGGCAGTGGCGCTGGCGGCGCGATGCCGAGGCCTGGTCGGCCCTGGCGGACATCCCCGCCAGCGGGCAGGCGCCGCTGGCCGATGGGCTGCAGGTGCATTTTGATTCGGGCGCGGCGCCCTCGTTTGCCGATGGCGACACATATATGTTTACCGCGCACCAGCCCTGGGCCGTGGGCCACGTGCGCGATGCGCACGAAAGCGCCTGGGGCTGGGCGGGCGCGGCGGCCACGCTGGAGATCGACCTGGGCGCGCCCACGCCGGTTGCGGCCCTGGCCCTGGCGCGCTACCACCTGCCCGCCGGAGCGCAGGTGCGCATCGCCATCGATGGCGCAGCGCCCCAGCTGCTGGACACCAGCGGCCCTGTGTCCGTGCTGCTGCTGGCCGCGCCCGTGCAGGCCAGGCGCCTGCTCATCAGCATCAGCGGTGCCGAGGGCGGGCACATCGGCTGGGTGTGGGCTGGCCTGCCCCTGGCCACCGACCACCACGCAAGCCAGTGCCAGCGAGTGCGGCGCTGGGCCGTGGGGCGCGGCAGCGGCATCAACCCGGCCAGCCTGTACGCCGGCGCGGGCGATGGCTGGCGCCTGGCCTGGTCGCCCGGCGACGCGGCCGCCTCGCGCCTGCTGCAGGCCGACCTGCAGCGGCTGCTGCCGCTGCTCGATTGGGCGCAGCAGCAGGATGAGCCGCTGATCCTAGTGCCGCACCACCGCCACCCGCAGGACGCTAGTTTGGTGCGCCTGGGCGCAGACGCCTTGGAGATCACCGACCAGCACGCCTGGCAGCCAGACGATGCGCAGCACCGGCTGCTCTCGGCCACGCTGGATTTGGAGCCTGTCTACGCATGATCTGCTGGCTGGACGTGGACGGCGGCGCCGATGGGCACCGCATCAGCCTGGTGCCGCCGCGCGGCGCGCCGGCCGGCGGCGCGCGCGTGCTGCCGCTGCTGGCGGGCATCTCGGCCATTGAGCGGCCGCTGTCCATCCCCGGCATCGCCGCAGCACCCACCAGCCACCTGGACGCGGCCCTGGCCAATGCCGGCGGCGCCATCACGCGGCTGTGGGGCCAGCGCCCGCCGCTGCGGCGCGCGGCGCGCATCATGGGCCGCGCCGGGCCCATCTGGCAGGGCGTGGTCACCGCGCTGGAGCTGGGCCAGCAGGCCCGCATCACGCTGGAGGCCGGGTTGGATCGCCCCCTGTCGGACAACCTGCCGCTGCGCACCAGCGCCGTCTGGGGTGGCTGGCGCGACGTGCGCGTGCTGCCCTGGGCCTGGGGCCGCGTGACGCTGGCCCCCATCCAATACAGCGACGACCAGCGCGTGTACCTGCTGGCCGACCACCCCATCGAGGGCGTGGACGAAGTCAAGCGCGACGATGTGGCCACGCAGGCCTGGGAGTGGCGCAACGCGCTGGACAGCACCGGCCATGCCGTGGCCCTGCTGGAGCTGGCCGAGCCCCTGGCCGAGGGCGAGCGCCTGGCCGTGACCCTGCGCGGGCGCATGCACCCGGAGACGGGCCGGCTGCTGCAAACCCCGGCCGAGATCGTGCACGACGTGCTGGCCCGCCTGGCCGGCGCGCCCGTGGCCTGGGCCGAGCTGGACGATTGGCGCGCCCAGACCAGCGATTGGCGCTTGGGCGGCGTGTTGGCCGACAACAGCATCACGGTGCGCGCCGCTGTGGATCAGATCATCCAAAGCGCCGGCGGCGCCTGGTCGCCGGCCATGCCCGGCATTGCCACCACCTGGCCGCCGCTGCCCGATGCGGCCGCGCCAGCGCACCCCGTGGGCCTGCGCAATGTGCGCGAGGTGCAGGCCAGCGCCGAGGCCGGCGGCATCGTCACCGTGCTGCGCGTGCTCTACGACTGGGACCACGCCGCAGGCCGCTATCTGCGCGCCGTGCAGCTGCGCGCGCCCGATGCCGCCCGCGAGTTTGGCGAGCTGGAAATGGACTGGCCCGCCCCCTGGCTGCGCAGCCCGCGCCAGGCCCAGGCCCTGGGCGCGCGCATGCTCGCCTGGCTGGCCCGGCCGCGCTGGCGCGTGAGTTGGCAGCAGGATTTTGCGGACATCGCCACCGGCGCCTGGGTGGACATCGATCACCCGCTCGCGCCCATCAGCGGCCGCCAACGCCTGGTGCATGCGCAGCTGGATTTGCAGCAAGCCAGCCTGGCCTGCAGCGTCATCGCGCCCGTGGGCGATGCGCCTGAGATCGAGATCGTGCGCCTGTCCAGCGCCTTCGAGCCCGTGATTCAGCCGGGCATCACCGTGGAGGTGGCCGAGGGCGAGATCATCTTCACCGCGCGCGACGAACACGGCCGCGTACTGGCCGGCGCGCGCATCACCCTCAACGGCCAGGCCACGCGCATTGCCGACACCGGCGGGCGCGCGTCGTTCCCTGTGGCGCGTGGCCGGCACGTGCTGCTGATCGAGGCCGATGGCTACCCGGCCACCGAGGCCGTGGTCGTTGTGTGAGGAGGCAGTGATGGATCAGGGCAGGAGACGATTCTTTCCATCCCGGCGCGTGCAGACCGTGCCCGGCCGCAGCGTGGAGATAGAGATGCAGCTGCGCCCCGGCGCCGCCGCGCCCGAGCCTGTGACCCTGCCACCGGCGCCGCCAGAGCCACCGCCGCCGGCAGGCGGCTGCGTCTGTGACGTGCAAGGCGTGGCCTGGCTGGTGCATCCCGAGTCGATTGGGGACTGGTGGGCCGTCATGGACACATTCGATTCGATCGGGCGTGTGACCCATTTGACGGCCCAGGTCTCGCCCTATGGCATGACCCGACACCTGGTGGGCGTGATTGAGGGCGTGACGCTGTGCGATGCCAGCTGGGAGTTCGAGTGGGAGCTGCCGCCGCCGCTGCCGGCCTGGGGCCCCTATGACGACGCGTGGCTGGGCCACGAGACCACTGTGCGCGGCAACATCATCGATGTGCAGCTGCATGGGCTGGCATCGCCCAATGCCGACCGAGAGGTGCTCGATGCATGGCGCGCGCGGTTGATCGCCCGCGCCTATTGCGGCGGCGAGCAGGTGGGCGAGCTGCACATGACGGCGGTGCTGGGCGAGGGGGTATGACAGTGGGCCTGGCCAGCATCGACGTCCACGTGCTGCACCTGCCAGGCGAGCGCGCCGACTGGGCCGCCGAGCTGCGCGCCGATCTGGATGCCCAGGACGGCCTGGTGCAGCACTGGCTGCCCGGCCGCATTGGCGCCCAGGGCGCAGCCGCCTGCGAGGGGTTTGCGCGCGGCAGCGCACGTTACGTGGGCAACGCTGACCCCGACGACCGTATCCTGCCCGGCGTCTATCAGCGCCTGGCCCAGCTGCTTGATGAGGACCCGGCCGTGCCGTTTGTTTGGGCCGGCGAGCGATGCGTGGACGCGCAATTGCAGCCCATGTCGCCGCCGCCCTATGCGCTGCACCCGGCCGAGCAGCCGCAGGACTACTGCCCGCGCCGCCACGCCAGCGGCGCGCTGCATGTGCATGGCGTCGTGCTCTACCGCCGCGCCATGCTGCAGGCCGTGCTGCCGCACATCCCGCCCCAAGGGCGCTACGTCAACTGGCACGTCAGCCTGCTGCTGGCGCGCATGGCGCGCGAGCAGGGAATGCGCGCGCCGCAGTACCTGCCCATGCTGGGCCGCCTGTGGCGCCAGCATGGGGCCAACAGCCACCGCCTGCCGCCCAGCCAGGCCGACCAGGCGCAGCTGCAGGCCATCCGCAGAGATTTTTGGTTACCGCTCAACCCGACGCGCGGCGGCAGCCGCCGTGCATCGCAAGGCCGCCAGGGCAGCGACTGCCCAAGCTGCCAGATGGGGAGGGCATAAAAAAAGACGGGCGACTGAACTGGTGCTCGCAACACCAGCGCAGCCCCCGATCCGCTGACCAAGGCAGCAAATCAGGCAAGGCCCGCCACACTCGCGAGTGCGGGGCGAGCCTATCACGGGTTTTACAGCCCGCGAAAAGGATTTGCACACCATGCAACAAGATCAGAGTACGCAGGAGATTCGCTGCGGCCAATGCCGCAAAAAGCTCGGTGAGGGCTACTACGTCTGCCTGGCCATCAAATGCCAGCGATGCAAGACACTCAACCATTTGAGGGCATCGACCCCAGTACCGCACGCCTGCGAGCGTCCAACCATCCCAAGAAAGGACGCATATGGCGACGTTAAAAAATCCATCCACAACTCCTGATGCCGAGCGCGTTGCGCGCTCTGTGTTGCGGTATTTCGGGGGTAAGTGGGCGATTGCCCCCTGGGTGATCGCCCACCTGCCCGCGCATCGCATTTACGTGGAGCCATTCGGGGGCGCTGCCGGCGTGCTGCTGCGCAAGCCGCGCTCGCGCATTGAGGTCTACAACGACCTCGATGAGGAGATCGTTGGGCTGTTCAGGGTGCTGCAAGACCCTCGGCAATGCCAGCGCCTGATCCGCCTGCTGCGGCGCACGCCCTATGCACGCTGCGAGTTCGAGCGCGCGTTTGTGTCCAGCAGCGACCCGCTGATTCGGGCGCAGCGCGCCATCGTGCGGGCCTACCAGTCGTTCCACCACGAGGCCCTGTTCAACCCGCGCAAGACCACGTTTGCTGACGCGCGCCACCGCAGTGGCAATCACTGCAAGGCGCACGAGTGGGCCAGCTACCCGCGCCACCTGGTGCAGGTCTGCCGCAGGCTGCAGGGCGTGGTCATCGAGCGGCGTGATGCGCTGGAGGTGATCCGGGCGCAAGACACGGCGGAGACGCTGTTTTTTGTGGACCCGCCCTACCTGCCCAGCACGCGCAGCAAGGCCGGCTATCGGCACGAGATGGACGAGGCGCAGCACGTGCAGCTGCTCGAGCGCCTGCGCACCATCCAGGGCCGAGCTGTCGTGGCGGGCTACCCCAGCGAGCTCTATGACGACCTGCTCAGCAGCTGGCAGCGCGTGCAGCGCCCGCACCGCGCCGCCGGCAGTGCCAGGGCACGCACCGAGGTGCTGTGGATCAGCCCAGTCAAGCGGTAA